CCTGGCTCGTTCCACACCAGCAACTTGATCGAAGGTAGCATCGACCCCCTTAAATCTCGTTCTAAGAACAGAGAATAAGTGTCTGTGTAACGGTTGGCATAACCACTGGGTAACTGGATCTACAATAGCAAAAACCCTAACTTTGTTAGGCTCTGCTTTTGTAGCCAGCTTTCCTAATGGAAGAGAATCGATTGTAGGAAACTCCATCAATATCATTTTCCCAATATCAAAAATATTGGAAATTTGACTTTTCAATCTAAGATGAACTGCCATATTCAGCATTGCTGCTGATAGGGAAGGTTCTCTTAGAATAGAAGCTGCATAGGTCCCAAGACAACTCTGAGAGTTAACACCAACTTTTTTAAGGTTGAGTTGTTTTCTCACAAGAGAAGATCCTGGTCCACTAGACAGCATTGGTGAAGGATTCCAAGGCAATCTTTTCTCTCACTTAGGAAGTGTGCTTCCAAATAACTTTGCTGACTCATGGATTGAGTCCTTAATTGTTATACCAGGTTGCACTATTGTCTTAATGTTGATCTTTCCGGGAACTTCAAGTACCCGATAAAGACCGCAAAACGACAATACTAAAGTGAATTCTCAACAAGGCTCAGACATACGTCTTCTCCAGAAAACTGGAATGAAGCGCGGTACACCTCCTCCCGTTAAACTTACATGAGATCCGAAAAGAGCTGAATCTCGAAGTGGTTTTCCACTTTGAACAGCAAACAAGTACTGAGTACTTGCTTTGAGATAAAGAGATAAACTCTTATATCCTTCCCTTCGAACCTTCACAGAAGCAAAACGGCATAAATGCAATGATCCCAAAACCATCGATTTCGATCTAGTACCGGCAATCATGCTTCCTATGTTTAACATAGGAGACATCATCGCTGTCGAGCTTTTTACAACTCGAGCCCAGTTAAAGGCGCTACCAACATTTCTAATAAATGTTGCGACTTGATTTCGCAGTATTTTTAGTATTGTTTGTGTAGCTTTATTAATTTTATTAAGTTAATAATTTGTCTTTAACACTTCAGTTCCCGCTCCAATGAAATCGGAGCTAGGCTGCAGGGCACCATTCGAAGTTCTGGCTTATTAAACCAGTGAGGTTGTCAGTACATGATCGAGCTTTCTACTATGGAAACCCCGTATGATAAATAAAAGAGTAACTTTTATTATACTTCATTCATTATCAGAGGTCCTTTTATATATAATTTCTTCAGAAGAATCGGGGTTCACCCTAAGAAGTTACTGCCTAGACAGGCATCACTTTCTTAATCCAAAACTATTACAAAAGACTTAATAATAAAAGAGTAACTTTATTAAGAAATCTTACTTTCACTTATACATACTATTATTCCATATTAGAGAGAACCTGTATGATGCCTCTGGTATCCAGTTTCCTATCTCTATGTCGATAGAACTTTCCTCTCGACGAAGTATGTAGGGTGCTAACCTAACCATCTCCGCCTGCGCTG